CGTTCTGGCGGCTGGTGAGCTGGCCGTAGCGGCTCCGCACGGCCGCCCTCTGATCGGGCGACAGCAGGTCCAGGGGGAGCCGCTTGAGCTGCTCGGCGTCGGTGGCCTTCATGATCTGGTCGGTCGTAAGCCGGCGGACCTCGTACCGCATCCGTGTGTCGGGCGAGCGCGGGTCCACGGTGACGTTGCCGGCGTTCAGCTTCCGCTGCTCGGCGATGCCCCGGTAGGCCGTGCCCAGGCGCTCGACGTCGCCGTACTGCTTGTCGAGGTATGTCTCGGCGACGCGCGCCAGCTCGGCACGGACGTCGGGGGTCAGGAAGCCCTTGCCGTCGACACGTCCCAGCGCGGAGATGACCTGCTCGGACAGCCCCATGCTGGCGGCGACCGACGCGAACTCGCCCTCGCGGACCGTCGAGGCCGGGTCGATCGTCTTGAAGAACGCGAACACCAGGGCGGTGTCGTTGACGCCCGCGCCGGGCTTGGCCTCGTTCGCCCGCTTCACCAGGTCGATCATGGTCGAGAAGGACCGCTGCGCCTGGTTGAACCCCTTGACCGCCTCGTTCCCGAGGTACTCCTTGCGGAGCTCGGCCTCCTGCGAGGCGGTCTGGGCCGGATCCAGCGGCTTCGGCTGCGGCCCCAGGATGCTCTCCCGCCGGCCGTCGCCGTAGACGCGCTCCTTGGACCCGTCCGCGCTCTCGACCACGTCGTAGCGCGACCGGCGCTCCTGCTGGCGTAGCATAAGCTGCTTCACCACCTCGGCGCGCTGCTCATAGGGCATCATCGCGACGCGGACGGCCTCCTGCTGGGAGAGCCCGAGCTCGGCGGCCTGGGCCAGCCACCCGGTCTTGGCGGCGGTGCCGGCGATCGTCGGCGCGCCCGGGGCCGCAGGGGCCGCAGGAGCCCCGCCAGGGGCCTCGGGGGCGGGAGCGGCGCCAGGCGTGGGCAGAGGGGCGGGACCGCCGGCAGGGGCTCCCGCAGGGGCCTCGCCGCGGTAGTAGGCGTCGGAGGCCGCCCGGTCGCGGGCCGCCTGCTGGAGCTGCTGGGTCTGGGCGCCCATGTAGGCGGTACTGGCACCCGCCCGCTGGATCTCGGCCGCCGCGGCGGGCGCCTGGCCGAGCGACTGCAGGGCCCGGGCCCGGCCTTCGAACGACTGCCCGCCCTGAGAGGCAGCGAGAAGCGACCCGCCGATGTTGCCCAGCAGGGCCGCCCGCGCCATGCGGGCCGTCTCGTCGTCGTACGGGGCTCCGGCAGGCGCTCGGGGCGCCATCATGTCGTTCACGCCGCCGAGCAGGCCGGCCATCGTCAGGTTAGCCATTCGGACCTCCCAGGAGCCCCGACATCGTGGGCATCTGCGCCATCACGCGGGGCTGCTGTTTCTTGCGATAGGGGTTGAACCCCTGGGCGGGCGCCGGGGTGTTCACTTCGGGCGGGGGCCCCGCCGCTGCGGACGGCTTGCCTCCGGCCGCCTGGTCGAGCATGGCGCGGCCCTGCGCGAGCAAGGCGTCGTTGCGGCGCTCCCCCATGCCGCCGCCGGGCGGGGCGGCCGGGGGTCCGGCAGGCGCGGCCTCGGGCGGCGGGGCCGCCGCGACGGCGCCGGGAGGCGCGCCACCCAGCACGGACTGCGCGTAGGCGGTGCGCCGATCGTAGTGCATCGAGCCGGCCGGGTTGCCGGGCGTGTAGCCGCCAGGCCGCAGGCTCGACACGACCGCGTCGGTCGCCTCGGTGAGATCCCTGGAGGCGCGCAGCCGGTCGCCGGCCCGCTTCTCCGTGTTCCGCAGCTCCCAATCGTAGAAGGCGAGCTGGGTCTGGGGATCGGCTCGCGTCGTGCCGCGCGTCGCGGCGAAGCGATCGAGGTCCGCCTGGCGGCTCCCACGCCACTGCATCGAGCCGTAGGCCGTGCCCCGGTCGCCCGTGATCGTCGGATCGAAGCGGCTCTCGGCGCGCATGTTCCCGACGATCGCCGCGGCCTGGTGCGGCGCGTAGCCCTGCTTGCGGAAGTAGTCGAAGGCCTCCTGCGGGCTGATCACGCGAAGGCCCTCTTCATCGGCCCGAAGCCGAGGTTGACGATGCGCGGCCCGCCCTTGCCGAGGCGCTTGACCTGCGACGGGGCGGCCTTCTGCATGTCAGACGCCATCGGGCCCACCACCTTCGGGTAGGTCTTCGGGTCGCCCTTGTAGCGGTAGGCGAAGAGGGGCACGCCCGTCTCGGGATCCTTGCCGACCTTCTTCACGTCAGTCTTCTCGTCGTCCTCCGACAGGCCGCCCAGGAGGCCGCCCAGGCCGGCCGCCACCGTCCCGCCCCAGCCGCCGAGGCTCCCGGTCAGGTTGAGGCTGCTGGCGATGCTGGCGCCCGTGGACGCGCCGCCCAGGACGCCCAGCGCCGTGTTCTGCGAGGTGACCGGGGTGGTCGTCGTGTTCGTGCGGCCGTAGGGCGATTGCGTGAGCGCGGCCGTCCGCAGGTTCAGCATGTCGATCGGGTAGGCGCGGTCGTTCTGGAAGTCCTGGTAGGCGATGTCGAGCCCGGCCTGCTGTTGGCCCTGGTTCTGCCGGCCCACAGTCTCCAGCAGGGCGAGCTCCTGCGCCGTCATGGTCCGGCCCTGGGTCGCGAGCTGGCCCTGAAGCTGGGCGGCCGTGAGCGCGTTGCGGTCCTGGGTCTGGCCGGCCTGCTGGTTCGCCACGTCGGCGCGGAAGGCGCGCTCCATGTCGCCCGTCATGAGGCCCGTCGCGGCGTTGAAGCCCTGCGACCGGATGTTGGCCGACGTCTCGCCGGCCATGCGGGCCGCCTCGGCGTTCGTCACGGCCTCGACCACCCCGTGCCGGGATCCGCCGAAGGCCCCGCGCGAGAGCGCCTGGTCGCCCGTCTGGTTGATGGCCTGCGCCCGCTGCCGCTCGATCGCGCCGAGCGCGCCCGTCTCGACCTGGTCGAGGTAGGGGTTCATGTAGCCCTGCAGGTTCCCCGACAGGAAGTTCTGCGCCTGGACCGGCGCGTAGCCGTTGTCGGCCACGTCGCGCGCGGTCGCCATCGCGGGCGCCATTGCCGCCGCGCCGGTTCCCTGGAGGTCGCGCACGCCCTGCTGGGCGTTCAGCATGTTCTGGTCGAAGCCGGCGAGGCGCTGGCCGGTGTAGTCGACCTGCGGCTGCGCGGCGATCTGGTTGGCGAGCGCCAGGTTGTTCTGGGCCGCGCTGTCGACCCAGGCGGGAAGCTGCGACGACTGCACGACCGTCTGGGTCGCCGGGGTCCGGTTGCTGCCCTTGCTCATAGTGCTCGCTCCCAAACGACGTACTTCTCCCGCCAGCCTTCGGCGGGGAGGATGGCGCGCCAGCCGCGACGGCCGGTGCAGTAAACCCGGTTGCAGCCCTCGGCACGGCCGAAGGCGAACATCTGGGGCTGGAGCTGGAGCACATGCTCCAGTTCCCCGGCCGCCAGGTAGATGATCAGGACGCGGCCATCGGCGCGGTCCTCCAGTTGGGTGAAGCAGCACGCCTGGTCGTTGTGCCAGCACTGCATCCGCCCGGCGCGCGTCTCCGACGCGAGCTCCTCGATCGTGTGCAGGTTGCCCCCATGGTCGAGGGCCTCCTGCAGGCGCTCGCGGAGCTGGGCGTCGTCAAGTGTCATGCCAAGGGATCCCCCTGGGGCACTTCCGTCGCGGTGAGCACGCCCGTGTCGCTGACGGTCACGCGAAACACTTTCGCGGACGGCGAAAGGAGTAGCACGCCCGCGACGGCTTCGCGAGTGGACACGCGCTCCAGCAGGAGCTGGGCGATCACGTCGAACACGCGCTGCATCCAGACCGCGTCGTAGCGGGCCAGGGCGAGGGGGAGGAGGGCCCGCGGGCGGGGCGCGCCGGAGAATGCCATCAGCGTCCACTCCCGGGCCGAACGTCGAGCCGGCAGGCGCCGACCGACCAGGCCTCGTCGCGGGCCGCTTCGAAGCGCAGGCGGATGTCGCGACCTTCGAAGCGCATCTCGGTGTAGCCGTCGACCCGCGGCGTGTAGGGGCCGAAGGCCTGCTCGGCGCCCATGCGGGCGCGCCGGGCGTAGGCTCGCATGCGGATGGCCTCGTAGGCCCCGCCCCCGTCGAGCTCGGCCAGCAGCACCTTGCCGGCCCGGCTCCCGTTGTCGATCGACAGGGCGCCCGTCTCAGCCCAGACCATGCCCGTGCGGGGGGTGCCGGCGTCGGTCCATCCCTGCTCTTGCAGGTAGAGGGCGCCGTCGTTGCCGGCCGCGATCGGCGTGTCGTAGACGCTCGCCTTGAACATCGCGGATCGGCTCATGGCGCCGATCGACCACCACCCCTCGTCGGGGTGCCACACGACATAGCGGTCGCACTCGGTCGCGCCGGCGCTCGGGTAGAACCACCAGAGCTCGTTGAACGTCCCGTTCGCCGAGGCGTGGGCCCGCACGGTTGCGGCGTTCCGGTTGATGTCGCCGAAGACCAGCTCGGCCACGTCACACTGGATCGGGCGAACCTGGCCGCCCTCGTACCGCCAGAACCCCTGCTGGCCCATCCAGGCGGCCTTGCCGTTGTAGGTGGCGACCGCCCGGGGCGACAGGAAGTCGACCGTGTCGTTGATCTTCTCGGCGCCGTAGATGTACGGCTGTCCGACATAGCGGACCAGCCAGACCTCGTCGTCGCAGAGGAGAAGAGAGCCCTCGCGGACCTCGTAGAGGGCGCTATGCCAGCCCGAGCTGTCAGTCGGCAGGAAGCCCGCCGTGTTCGTCGTGCTGGCGAAGTTCCAGTCGTTCCGATCCTCGCGGGCGCACCACTCCAGGCGGCGCCGGTCGCCTCGCGCGCCGCACACCAAAATGTGGCGCTCGGGCGTGACGACAAAGGCGCGGTTGCCGGTGGGCGCGCCTGACAGGGCCGCCGCGCGCGAGCCCGGCGTCGTGGGGCTCCAGTTGAGCAGCCGCCCGTCCGAGCTCGAGAGAAATACGATGTCCTCGCCCCACGTATCGAGGGACCACATCGGGGGCCTGGTGGCGATCACGGACCCGACCGAGCGGGCGTCGCCGTAGTCCTCCGCGCCGTAGTTGTAGATGCCGTAGCCGCCCCCCGTGCCGGGGCTCCAGCCGACATAATCGAGCGGCTCGACCGCCGTGTAGGTCGTCGCCTCCAGGACGTGGATCTTCGTGTCGGCCATGATGCCGACGCGGGTCACGTTGTTGTTGTCGGTCCAGACGAGCAGCCGGCGGGGGATGCTCGGCAGGGGGCTCGCCGTCATGCGCTGGTTGCCGCCGATCGGCTGCATCACGCCGTTGCGCCACCGGATCAGGTTGGCGTCGGCGTAGCGGTTCGGCAGGACCGCCTTGGAGGCGCCGCGAACGACGCCAGGCGGGGGCATGACGGGCTTGTAATCCTTCATTTCGGCGCCGCCTCCGCGCGTCGGGTGGGCGACATCGCCTCGATCTTTTCCGCCAGCCGGCGGACGTCGCCGCGGATCTCGATCAGGATGTCGTGGTCGGCCGTGCTGATCCTGGCCTGCTCCTCCAGCCGCGCGAGCCGGAGCTCATGCCGCTGGTCGGACGCCCGCAGCTCGCCGTAGGCCAGCGTCAGGGTCACGATGATCGTCAGCCCCGTGAGCAGGGTCGTGATGATCGACAAGAGATTGCCCTTCGTAAACTCATGGTTCATTTCAGAGGCTCCGGCAGGCATCGCGGATCTTCCCGTAGTCGACCACCATGACGCCCAGCGCGGCGCCCGTGGGCAGTGCCTTGAGCTCCTCCGCGGCCAGACGCTGGAAGGCCACGGAGTAGGACGTCAGGGGCGGGCAGCGGGTCACCGGCTCAGAAGGAGCCGTCTGACAGGCGCCGAGCGGCATCGTCAGTAGTGCGATGCTCGGCCACCACCTGGCCCGCCGCCTTGGCGTCCCGTGCCGCTTGCAGGCCATAGTCCGCCTCCGCTTGTTTCTGCCCCACCTTCTTGGCGTTGCGCAGCACCAGGGCGGCCACCGCAGCGAAGGCGGCGGCCACCCCGGCCACTACAATCGCCAGGAGGGCCTGGCTCACTTCTTCTCGCCCTCGGGGATGAAGATCCCCAGCAGGCCGGCCAGGCCGGCGCCGACCAGGGCGATGTTCTGGGCGATGCCCGGCGTCGTCGTGACGCCGATCGCCGTGAGGCCCGTGAACAACACGGCCCAGCTCGACGGCTCGCTGAACCGCTTGATGAGGATCTGGAGCATTCGTCTCTCCTATTGGGCGAGGTCGTAGGGCCCGA